GCAGCAAGCGAAAGCACTGAGACACGCGACCGAACAGTTGCTAAAGCAACTGCTCGCCCACGAGTCAATGTGTCTGGCTGGTTTAAGACTAGCAAGTATGGAGATGATTGGAATACAGCCCTCATGCTAGAGTCTGTATCTATTTGATAGATAGATTAAAACCCCCTAGAAATAGGGGGTTTTTTTCTGTCTACTGTAAGTATATAAGAAGGGCTAGGGATTACCGTAATCTCTAGGGGATTCTACGAGTCCAGTAAATTATTATAAAAGGAGAAAAAAATGAATGAATGTATTGTTTGTTTATATGCTGTTGATATGTTAACAGCATATGAGCGTGGCTTAAGTGATAAAGAATGTGTAGAACATAAATGGCATAAGCATACTTTAGGAGATGGATATGCAATAGTTGCATGTTCTGAGTGTGGAATGGATGAAGAAAGGTTATGGAAATAAAATGATAGATAGTATTAAAGGTACTTTCTTATCTAACTTCTATGAGAATGGAGTTAGATACGAAGGGCTATGGTATAGGAATGCAGAGAGTGCATTCCAGGCTAGTAAATGTACGGATAAAATAGATAGAGTTAAGTTCCAGAATCTAACTGGTGCGCAGGCTAAAGCACTAGGTAAAACTGTTGTGTTAAGAAATGACTGGAATGATGTAAAGGTTAGAGTAATGTATGAGATTTTGTGTGCAAAGTTTGAGTCAACCGAGATACTAAGAATATGGTTGCTGGAAACTGGTGACCAAGAAATAGTAGAGGGTAATTCCTGGGGAGATACTTTCTGGGGAGTATGTAATGGTAAAGGGCAGAACCAATTAGGAAAACTCCTAATGGGAATACGAGAGGAATATAAAGTAAATGGATAACACATCTAATGGTATAAGTATTACCAACCAATGCTATAACTGTATGCAATTAGATACGCTATGCGTAGACTGTCAAGACTTGGCTGATGCTAGGGCTGCTGATATAGCACACAGTATGGTAGATGAGAGAAACCTGCAATACAAAAGACCTTGGTTTATAACTACTGAACCAAGTGGGCATGACTGGACTGACCGTGATGATGAGTTCAAGATGCCGATAGTTATGCTACAAGACGGTGGTGTATTAGATACCACATGGGAGTTAGACGATTACATGCAGTCCCAGCGTGAGACTCAGTGTCCTTGGTGTAACTTGCTTACGCCCAAGGCTTTCAATGACTGTCAAGATTGTGACAAACCATTGGAACAAAATGTAAGATAGTAACAAAGACAGGTAGCCCTGTTGCCTACGGCAGGGCTACCTGTCAAAAACTAATAACAACTAAACGAAACTAAACAAGGAGAAACAAATGGAAAACACAGTAACACTTACAGGTAAGTTGAAGAATGTACGTACACATACAGGCAGCAAGGGTACTATGATTACTGCTTGGTTTGACCAGCGTGAAGTATCTGCCTTCAGCAATGGAGAAGCAGACCGTCAGGTATATGTATGCGGTATCAATGTAGTAGCATTAGATGACAGTACAGTAGGAGAAATCCTAGGAGTAACACGAGCAGGCTCAGAGCAATCAGAATTAGTGACACTAAAGGGTCGCTTAGTAACACGCTTTGACCGCCGACAGGATGTTGCTGAAACAGCACGCCGTGCACCTCAATTGCAGTTGGAAGTATTTGAAATTACAACCAACTAATAGTAAATAATAGATGGCTGTTCTAGCGTGACAGCCATCTATTATTCTTTAACTGTCATATAACTACAAACAAAGGAGAGCAAGATGTACATGGATACAGGAACAATCATTGGTATAACTATAGCATTAGGTGCTAGTTTATTTATGATATTTATACTAGCGTATGCTAATGCAAAACTAATAGAAGAGAACAGATATATACGCCGTAGACTACGAGCATGGCGCAAGTCATGCGAGAATCATGTAGAGGTACCGTTCTAATGTCAAATACAATTACAACTGATATCTTATTTCAAGCAGACCATTTCATTATGGTCACCACTATCGAGACAATCTATAGCCCAGACCATCGTGATGTAGAAGATGCTGCATGGGAACGATTGGCTGATGAGTATGGTGTGGATTGGGTTAACATGACTAAGCCATTCATCAAACAAGTATCTATTGAAGTACCAACAATTGTTGACACAAATGAGGTAAACAAATGACAAGACCAGAACAGTCAATGACAAAAAAAGAAATTACAAGCATCAAAAATGCAGGTTCAGAGTATGCCAAGAAGTTTTTAGCACACAAGTATTCATTAGAATACGCTGAACTATACGCAGCATATTGCAGTAACCGTGGAGTAGATACACGTGGCTCCCATAGAATACCACCAGTAGACGAACGATTACTAGGCAGTCATGAGTAAGGAGAGTAAATAACATGGGACTAGACATGTATCTATACGAGAAACAAGTACATGAAGTTGCATACTGGCGTAAGGCTAATGCAATTCACGGGTGGATTATCAACAATAGTGGAGCAGTAGATAACTGTACGCCTATACATCTAACCAAACAAGACCTTGTTCAGTTACGAGATGACTGCCAAAAAGTATTAGACGAAGGCACGCAAGAAACAGCACTAGAACTACTGCCTCCTGCTAGTGGATTCTTCTTTGGCAGTACAGAAATAGATGAATGGTATTGGCAAGACATTAAAGATACCATTGAGAAACTAAACACAGCACTTGAGCAAAGCGTTGATGACGCTATGTTTGAGTATCAGGCTAGTTGGTAAACCATGAGTGAACCAGAACTAGATGATGACATAGCACTAGGTAAAGATGATGAGTGTGCTGATTGCAATGAACACATGAGTCAATGCACATGCACTGAGCCTGACCGTATGTACGGAGATGAAGACTAGGAGATAGTCATGAAAGAAATAAGAAAATGGTTGGCTATCGGTAGCACTATGATGCTAACAATAACAACATTAGTAGGTCTGCCATTAAAGTATTACTCACAACATGTCAATGACCTATGTTATAACGAACAGAAACTACCTAAAGTATGGACACCATACGCTGCCAAGATGTACGCTATTTCATACATGAAGATGTGGTTCCCTGAGTGGAACCGCAGCGAACATAAAGCACTGATGAAACTATGGGGCAAAGAGTCAGCATGGAGACATGATGCTGATAACCCTGAGTCAACAGCCTATGGCATAGCACAAGTACTAAACACCAAGCCTGGTACCCCAGCCCCGCAACAAGTTGCGCGGGGGCTGGAGTATATCGTTCATCGGTATGACAAACCATCAATTGCGTGGTCACATTGGAGGAAACATGGCTGGTACTGAAATCTATGATGTATGCATAGTATTCTCTGTCTATGCAGAAAATGCAGATAATGCATTGGATGTAGTCAGAGATGGTTTACCAACAAGTACATACCCAATGGAATGGGCATGGATATACACAACACAAACAAACAAGGGAGAAGCAAGTGAATAAAACCATAATCAAAACAAGAATAGAACAAATCAAAGAACTGTCTAGTCAAGATGAGAACGGACAGTTTGAAATTGGTACACCTGAACAACAAAGCGCTGCTAGGTTAGTAGAAGATTTTTATACTAACTTTGACTTGAGTAAAGAAACAAGTGAAGATGAACTATCTATAACAGTAGCCGCTGTTATATTAGCACTCAAAGATATTCAAATACGTGACTATGCAATGGGACTTATGAATCCAAAAGAAAATAAGGCTACATCTTTCTTTAAGTTCTTAGCAGATAGCGCACCTAGTAAATACAATGCTGCACCTATTACATTGCTTGCTCTTACATACTATGAGAAGCATGAAGATGGTAAAGCAAATGAAGTACTAAGACCAGTAGTAGCACAAGGCTATCCATTAGCAAAACTATTAGACAGAGTGTTCCAAACTAACTGGCCCGTTGATGCATTCAATAGCATGCGTCAAGAACTACATCCTAAAGTAACAGCAGGAATATTTGGAGAATCAAATGACCGTAGCAAGTAAGCATCGCTCAGCATGGGTACGTGGTGGCACTGCAGTAGAGGCTACCTCTGCTGCAGGTGCAGCCACACAAGCAGGACTTAACTGGACTGTACGCACAGGTGAACTACAAGCAGTGAGTACACCGCTAACTATTGATGAGCATGGTGTAACACCAGCCACATACATAGATGTACCAAAGAAGCAAGCCATTGTACGTGAAGATAACAACACAGTCATTGGTATTGTCGGTACTAAATACAAGGTAGTGCAGAACATGGAAGTGTTTAACGCATTAGATACACTAGTAGATGCAGGTGATGCACGTTATGCAGCAGCAGGTGAGTTCAATGGTGGCTCTAACATTTGGATGGTACTTGAGTTACCGCGTGGTGTATCAGTAGCCAATGACCCACATGCTGCGTTCTTATTAGTTAAGACATCACATGATGGTTCATCATCTGTAATTATCAAGCCAATCATTGAACGCCTATGGTGTGCCAATCAAATCAATGCACTGATTAGTAACAACAACCGATTGGGTGCACGAAAGTACAACGAGTACACATACCGCATGACTCACTCAACCAATCAAGAGTTATCTATTGCTGACATTCGTAACATCACTAACCTGACATATCAGGCTATAGATGACTATGAGTTGACAGCCAATCGTTTACTTGAGATTGACTTCTCACGTGAGCAAGCAGTAAACTTCTTTAAGAAAGTATGGGCGTTACCTTCTAAGGTAGAAGATACGCCTTACGCATTGCTATCACGTGGTGAGCGTAAGCAACAGACCATTGCTAAAGATGCACGTGCTAAAGCATGGGCTATCTATAGTGAATCAGAAACACAAGAAAACATCAGAGGCACAGCCTTTGGTGCATGGCATGCAGTTGTAGAATTTGCTGACCATTATGCAGCAGGTGGCGCAGACCGCCTTGCTGCCGCCACCTTGAGTGGACGCAATGACAAAGTAAAGACTAAGGCTTTGTCTTTGTTAGGATAAGTTTACCTGTCGAAGGTAAAGCGCATCAATAACTGTATGGTTTCGTTCATTTCCTATACAGTTACTGCCTTTCACTGGGTGGTCCCGCCAGTGGCGCACACGGGACACACAAACAACGAGAGGAACACATGAACACAATCCAAATCACAACAGTAGATGGTGTAGTAAACTATACCGAGTCAGAAATTGTTCGCTTCATTGAGAAAGCAGGCGAAGTAAATGCAATCCAAGCAAGCGCATCAGAAGACCGCGCACAAAGGATTAGTAATAGCCGTAAGGTCCGTGACTTTTTCAGTGAAGGTCAATGGGATGACGGTGAGTTCACAGCAAGTAAAGAAGACATCAATGACTTACTTGAATCCATTGGATGCAACAAACTTACAACCAAGTACCGCGCTACATACACAGTCACTGGAACATTCAGTGTAGATGCAGAAGATGCCGATGATGCAGAGACTATCTTTACAGATAATCTTTCAGTTGACTTCTATGATGGTGACATTGATGTTGACCAGATTGAAGTAATGGACATAGAAGAAGACAACTAATGGCAGAGTACGTACCGTATAGACCATACAAAGGTACGGCTGGATGGTCAGGCACTGATACATCTCAGGCTCGTGCTGTAGATAACATTAAGTCTGGTCGAGAAAAGAATCACCAGATACTAGCGTTAGCACATTTAAAACTATCAGGTTTATCTGGTGTTACGTGGAAAGAACTAGCCGATTCACAAGGTTGGCACCATGGTACTGCTAGCGGTATATTGTCAGTACTACATCAGTCAGGTGCTATAGTTCGCACTATTAAAACACGTAATAGATGCAAAATATATGTGCATCAAGATTACAAAGACCAAGTAATACATGAAGTGTATAAGAAGAAAGAAAAACTTTGTCCGCATTGCGGCAATGACATCAACGCATAGTCCGTCACACTATGCTACGATGAGTGGGTTAGGAGTGGTGGGGTTTCGGTTCTCTCCTTGTTCCCACCCTCTTAACCTATTTAACAAGGGAGAGTTATGTCAGAAGTAGAAATCACAAGAGACCGTTACGGTAGACCTATGGTTGTACCGCCTAAAGGTGGTAAGGCTGTACCGTATACACGTACTACTACAGTTGCAGGTTCATTAGATGATGGCACTGCATTAGTAGCATGGAAGTTACGCATGGCAGCAGCAGGTCTAACACTACGACCTGACTTATTACTAGCAGCATCTGCAAACAGAGATAACAAGTTGGAGATGGACAAGTTAGTTGAAGATGCAATGGAAGCAGCAGGTGCTACATCAGCAGCGACAATAGGCACAGCAATACATACACTCACAGAAAAGCATGACCGAGGCGAAGACCTCGGAGTTATACCTGAAGAATATGTAGCAGACATACAAGCATACGCAGATGCAACAAAGAAGTTTAAGAATGTATTCATTGAACAGTTCTGCGTGCTAGACAAGTACAAGATTGCAGGTACGCCTGACCGTATAGTTGAATACGAGGGACAGTTGTATATCTCTGACTTAAAGACTGGTAGTATTGCCTACCCAAATAAGATTGCCATGCAGTTAGCGGTGTATGCACACGGCTTGCCGTATGACCCCGCTACGGCAACCCGTGGTTCTTGGGGTGGTGTCAACCAAGAGAAAGGAATCATCGTCCATCTACCAGCAGGTAGTGGTAAATGTGAACTGCATTTCGTTGACATAGTACAAGGCTGGAAAGGTATAGAGTTAGCAATGAAAGTCCGTGCCTTTAGAGACACAAAGAAATCCCTAGTAACATCTATTCAAGGAGAATAAATGGCAAGCACCGAATCACCAATCAGTATCACAGTCAAATCAGTAGCAGGTTCTCTTGTTACATTACGCGCTGACACAGCAGAAGAACTAGACCAACGTGTTGCGTTGTCTATTGCTTCTCTTGCAGCAGCAACACAAGAACTAGAAGCAGCCATTCGCAATGTACTAGCAGTCAATGCAGCAGTACCACCCAACCCACAGGTAGCATCAATTGCTACATCATTTGGTGGAACAGTGGTAGATTCATTTGATGCACCAGTTGCACCATCTATGGGTGCAGGCTCACGCAATTGTCCTCACGGTACAATGACACGCATCCATGGACTTACAGGTAAGTTCGGTCCATACAAGGGTTACTTCTGCCCTGCTAAGCAAGGCGACCCAAGCAAATGTACTACTCAGTACATCAAACAGAATCAAGCAGAGTGGAATAGTTTCCAAGCCGACCAAACAAAAGCATAAATGAAAACATTACGCCGTAGTATTGGTAAACCTGAGGTAGGTGGTGAGCCGTTAGCCCCACCATTTCAGGCGTTCCAACGCGAAGGCATTATATTTCGCCGTGCTGAAGTATCAGTAATTGCTGGTACTCCTGGCGCAGGTAAGTCATCTATCGCATTACATATCGCAGCAAGACTAAAACAACCAACCTTATACTTCTCTGCCGATACTAATGCACACACCATGGCTATGCGTTTACTTGCTATGAAAGCAAAGATAAGTCAAGCGCATGCGGAACATATGCTAAAGACAGAACCAGCCAAAGCAGAAGAACTCTTACGAGAGTTCTCTAATTTGTATTGGTCGTTTGAACCAAGCCCAACTCTTAATGATTTAGATGCAGAAGTATCTGCATTTGAAACTATGTGGGGTAGAAGTCCAACACTTATCGTAGTAGATAACCTTATGGACATAGCAACAGACGGCGGAGAAGAGTTTGCTGCTATGCGACAGGTTATGAAAGAACTCAAGTATCTTGCAAGAGATACTAATGCATGCGTACTTGTCTTACACCACACCAAAGAAGGTGCTCAAGGTTTCCCATGTCAGCCACGCTCAGCGTTGCAGGGCATGGTTAGTCAGGTGCCTGCTATGGTATTAACAGTAGGACAAATGATGCAGGGACCAGACGCATATCTATGCGTAGCCTCTGTTAAAAATCGTTACGGTAAAGCAGACTTTACAGGTAACACATACATATCACTATCATTTGACCCAGCCTCTATGTATTTAGAGGATGTAGTCAGAGACTATAGACAAGTGGAGATGAAAGTATAATGCCAGAT